ATGTGTGGACAAGATGGATATTTTGGAACGGGTGCGTTCCAGGTATTATTAAATATGCGTAAAATGTCTGAATTGGGTGAAATGAAAGAATTAGAAGAAGATGAAGAAGTAGAAAATTTATTTGAAATAGATAATCCTAACGATAAATGTTCTATGTCAAATATAACTATTAAAAATAATGCTAATACGGTTAAGGAACAAGATATGGGTGAATTAGATGATGATTATGATTTAGATTTCTAATTTATATAAAATATTATAATATATTATATGAATGATACACAGACTATAATAAATATATTAAATAAATTAAAGGATATATATGATGATGATCCCCCACTTTTACAATTTTTTTTAGAATTAGGTATGAATAATCATAGTAATATTTCTTGTATTGCGTTTTATAAAAGATTTATATTAGAAAATACAGATAAAGATTTTACGGAAGAAGATATTAAAAAAATAGAAAATTTATATGTTAAATCAAAAAAATATTTAAATATTTTAAATAGGTTAGTGTATAATTATAAAATAAAAAAAGCTATAAAATATAATGATGAAGATTTATTTTTTAATAAAATTTCTGATTATAAAACCAAACACATTGTAAAATTATATTCAAATAATACCATATATGCTTTTAAAATAAGCGATTTAATAAATTTATGGACAGATTGTTTAATAAAATCAGAAAATTTATTTTGTAAAACAGAAAAGTTGAAAAATCCATATACTAACATAGAATTTTCAAAAACTAATTTGTATAACATATTTTTTGCTATAAAAAATAGCGACTATATAGTGCCTTCGTGGATATTATTATTTTTTTATGAAGATTTTAATATTAAAGCATTTACATATAAATATTATTCTAGATTAAAAGATATAGCAATTATATCATTTATTAAAGATGGACCATTATATGAAAAAATAGAAAATATAGATAATATGTTACACGAATATAAGAATATATGCAAACATTATATATTAAAAGACAATATGAACGTGTATGATAAGTTATTAGTATCAAAAATACTAAACGAACCATTAAAAATGTATTTAATTTCTACGTTATCTTGTAATCCATTATTAAGAGAAGATAATAAATCTTCTTTAAAAAAATGGTTGAGAGATTATTTTAAAGACAAAGATAATGAGGATTTAGATATATATTTTACTTCAACAATTAGAATATATAGAAGACCTATAACTATTAATCCATTAACGCGTAGAATATTGAATGCTGCAAATCAAATTATGAGAGATCCTAGTAGAAATACTAATATTTTAAGAAATATAGACGATGAAGAAGACTTGCCTTTATTATCTACAAATTACACTATTAATGATATAAGTTTTATAAATCCTTTTATTCCAAATCATACCATTCCAAGAAGTCCAACTAGAAATACTGTAATACGAAATATCACCAGTAATCATCCGCCTTTATTTCCTCCACCACCTCCTATACCTAATCAATCTATACAAAATCGTTATGTTAATATACCGATAAGACCTATACCTCCTCCTCCTATAATACAAACTCCTCCTAGAGTAATATTACCTCCTATAGATAATAATTTAGATTCTGAAGGGGATGTAATAATGGAAAATGTTGAACGGTCAAATAATGTAAGATTGCTTTCAAGAACGAGACGCAGACGTAGAGGAAGAACGATGGGTTTTAATAATAGATAATAATATTATATTAATTAAAAAATAATATTATTTATTTTTATTTTCTATTTTGCTGTCTTCTATTTTTTCTTTCAAAATTAAATTTTTCGTATTGCATATAAATAGAGTTAATTTCATTATTGAATATATAATCAATATATTCTTTATTATTATTAAAAATTAATGATTTGTTTAGTAGTTCTTTAACATATGAATTATTTAAATTCAACTTAATATTATTAGTAGAATCATTATCTAAACTAAGAAATCCCATAGTTATTTTTTTAGAATCATCTCGTTTCATATCAATAGTTGTTAGATCATATGACATTTTTCCTGATTTACTAATTCCTCTATAAAAGTTATTTATTCTATATGTGGATAGAGATATTACATATACAAACGGTTTATTATCTACATTTACATAAAGATTTCCTCTTTTTGAACAGGAAACTAGGCCATTATTATTTATATTTCTTAAATTAAAAGTAGTAAATAAATATTGATCACAATTATTTAATTTTTTTTCTCTATAAATTTGTGATAATTTTTTACTATGATGATTAATAAATCCATTTATAATTACTGGAATTTTATATTCCCTACATAATAAATAATACTCAAATTCAGTAAGATAAAAATTTTTCCAATCCTCTGTTTTCATATTCTCAGACAATTTTTCAAAACCATTTTCATTATCTAATGCAATAATATTTTCCCATTTTGAAACATAAATATTTCTTAGTGTTAATCTAAATATTTCTCTTAAACTATACAATTTATTTTTTCTTTCATTTAAAGTTTTAAAAAATAGTTTGGCAGATTTATCAAAATTATTATTTGCAATTTTTAATCTGAAATTATTTTCAGTTTTCTTAGGGGGTTCAGTGATTAATATATTATCATTATCTAATTTTTCGTATATTGTTATAAGTTTATCAATAATTTGTTCTTTAGTTATAGTTTTATTAAAATATTCATTAAATAAGTATATAAATAAATTCCAAGTATTGTTATTATTTTTTTCAATAGAATTTAATGTAAAATTTTTAACTAAATTTAAAGGAGTTAATTTAAATGGTTTTTTCTTTCGAATTCTAATATTTAATTTAGGTTTAACTTTACTTTTAGTTTGAATAGTATTATCTTTTCTAGAATTATCTTCATCTGGCTTAGTTACAGTTATTTTATCAAATAGTTGATCTTTATTTCCTTTTAAAGAATGTATCATTTTGTATGGTTCAGTTTTAATGGGTTGTGAAAAGTCATAAGTATTTTTATTTTTAATGTATGGATTCTTTTTCTCAATGATTATGTTATTTAAATATTCAGATAATAATACTTCTTCGCTTATAATTATTTCATTTTCATTAATATTATATTTAATATAATCTAAAGACATATTAATTTCTGAATTAAAAATATAATCTCTTATTCTAGCAAATCTAGTTAATTCATCACTTAATTTATTAATATATAATGTTTTATTATCTTTATTATTAAGTAAATTAATACTTGGGACGACAAGTATATTGGGTTTAATTAAGAAACAAAACTCTTTTATAGATATTTCATCTTTTTTTCTATAATAAGTATTTAATAATTTATTGTCAATATTTTGAAATAAAACTATATTTTCATTCATTATTTTAGAAACAATTTTTTTAATTTTATCAAAACTTTCTCCATTAATAGTTTTAGTTATTTCTAATATAGAATTTTTTTCAGAAGAATTAGTAACATCATTTATAGATTGTTTAAATAAATTTCTAAAACAAGTATAAAATTTTTTCTCTAGTGTAGCATTTCTTATATATTCTATTCTTAATATATCTTCATCATTGTTAACAATCATTTTTTTATCATTAAAATATGATTTATTAAATTCAGATATATTTATAATTTGGTTTTTTAGTTTATTATTATTTTTATCTGTTAAATAATGAATATTATCATCAAAATTAGTTTCTTTTATTGGTATATGTTGATTAGTTTCAGTTATTACCCCATTAATTAATATATTGTTTTGAACTATTATTTTTATAGGTTTACAAGGAATTCCTAATTCACTAAGTTTATTTAAAATATTAACAGTATCTTTAAAATTAAAAACATTATTTTCATCATCTATAAATGAATATTCAAGATCTACTAAAATATTAGAAGGAAATATAGGAAGATATACTTGTTTATCTTTTAATTGCACAATTAATGCAACTGATTTTAGATTATAATTAATAACTTGTCTAATTACATTAAACTCTGAATATTGTTGTAATGTATTTATCATTTTTTTAATATGATAATTTTGTTTATATTTATAACCAGATGGAATACTTGGTTTAGGTTTACATTCTTTAAGTAAGATATCTATCATACTTCCAAAAGTATTTGGCAACAATGTGTTTCTTAGAAATTCGCTATTAAATAAAAGTTTTTTATCTTTTGTTCTATTTGTATAAAGAATTAGAGGTTCATAATAATCATATTCTGAATATAACATAATGGTTGGTTTTGATTTTGAGAAAATATGTTCTATTGGTGAGGGAGGACAAATAATTTCTATTTTTTCATAACTATCATTATTTGGGTTATTAAAGATTAATAAATTAACTCCATTTTCAAATAGCAATCCTCCATCTCTCTTTTTTTTAGTTATAAAATCCCATAAATATGTATAGTCTATAAATATTTTATCATTTTCTAGATATTTTTTAAAGTTATTATATGATTTTTGTATTTTTTCTTCTATTTTTGTATTCTTTATTTCATTAACATCCCTATCATTTATTTTAATATTTTCTTCAGATTGAGTTGTTTCACTATTATAAAATAAGTCAATTAATCCTCCGTTGAATGATGTAACATATTTATTTATAGTTAGTTCAGATATCATTACTTGTTTTAATTCAATTAAAGATTTTTTTAATATTCTGGCAATAGCTTGTAAAAATGATTGTTGTGGGTTATTTTTAATACCGAGTCTCAATAAACAAGTAACATCCTTTTTTAAAGCACTATTATTAGGTGGATTTTCATAACATATAGACTCAGAATCATATTGTATAAATCGTTGTAAAATAGGTTTTAAATATCCTAATCTCTCTGGATACTTAAGAGGGAATTCAAAAAGTTGTGGCTTACTTGATGTTTCTCTAATAGGTTTTACAGTTTTTAAGTTTTGTTTACATTGTTTTGCTTTATCTATGAAATCTTTATTGAAATCTTTTTTATAAGTCTCGAGATAATTTCTATATATTTTATTTTTTTCTTCTTGTGTTTGTGCTTTTTCTAGATCTAATCTTAATTTTTTATTATTCTTATCTTTTTTTGAAAGAAACATATCAATCTTTTTAGTTTTCTTTGATCCATTTTCATCAGTCATTTCGAGTTTTATAATACCGTCTTCTTCTTTAATATTAAATGATGGTCCTTTTGAGTTATCCCATTCTTTTAATAACATATTAATATCAGGATTAGATTTATCTCCTTTGACAGATGCTTTATTAGCAGATGTTGCATCATACATATCGTTAAAATATAATTCTTCATTTTTTGAAATTTCATTTCTTTCTTCTTCTGGCTTATCTTTATCACCATTGAATGTTAATGGTAGTTGACTACAACAAGGAACGCATTTATTTTTGGGGTGATTATCAGTTCTTTGAAATGTAGGAAACATAGGTTTAAATGAAAAAGGATTTTTAGTTTTTGCTGGATTTCTCATTCTATTATCAATAAGTTCAACAATTCTTTTTCCGGGTAAAATATTTGATGCATTTCTAGGATTTACAGCTTTCCATCCACCACATTCTCCTTTATTAATTTGATTAAATGTTAAACTTCTAGACTTACCTTCTTCATCGTAAAAACACCAGTATCTAGGACAAATATAATGATATCCTTCATAATTAATAGATTCATCATATGATTTATCATTTGATTTTTTATCAGCATCATCTATAATTTTTTTTTCATCATCTGTTAATATTACAGGATGTTTTTTATATTGCCATCCACAATTAGTTGTAAATTTTTTATAATTAAATTTTTTATCTTCAGCAGGTGTAGTAATGAAAATATCAGGCTGTCTTTCTTTTAATCTATTAGTAAACCAATTTTTCTGTCCTTTTAATTTTATATCGGTTAAATCTATATTTTTAGTTTTTCCGCCTTTAAGTTGATAATTAGTCTGGGTTAATTCCTCAACATCTTCATCTTCATCTTCAGATTCTAAATCCTCCTCCATATCAGAGAAAAATCCACCTTCTTCTTCTGATTCTAATTCCTCTTCTACTTCTTGTTCTTGTGGAGTAGGAGTTTTTGTTTTTTCTTCTTCAGATTCTAATTCCTCTTCTACTTCTTGTTCTTCTTGTTCTTGTTCTTCTTGTTCTTGTTCTTGTTCCTCTTCTACTTCTTGTTCTTGTTCTTCTTGTTCTTGTTCTTGTTCTTGTTCCTCTTCTACTTCTTGTTCTTGTTGTTGTGGAGTAGGAGTTTTTGTTTTTTCTCTTTCAGATTCTAGTTCTTCATCATCATCTTCTAGATCAGAAAAGTTAAAGTTATCATTATCAGATTCTTGTTCTGATTCTAGTTCTTCATCTTCTTCTTCTTGTTTTACATCGATATCAGATTGAATAGTAGGAGTTTTAGTTTTAGATTCTCTAACCGTTGTATTATCAAGTATTGTTTTATTATCTGGTGTAATTATAACTTTTTTAATAGAAGGGGAAACTTCTAATTCATTTTCTTTAGATTTTTCAAGAGATTCTAAGTCACTTAAAGATTCTAGATCAGACATTAAAGAAGTATTATTCTGTATATTATCCTCTGTATCATCTTGTATATTATCCTCTGTATTTAAAGGAGTTTTAGATTCTATTCTAGTAGACATAATTGGACTAATATCTTCATCTTCATCATCACTAAATGCAACTAATCCTTCATCGGAATCATATTCTGGAACAATGTCAATAGCTTGACTAGCTATATTTTGACTAATAGTATCGATTTTAGTTTTGGATTTAGATTTAATATTACTTGAGTTACATTCTGGTATATTAATATTATCCATATTAATAAATGCATTAATAAAATTTTCGATGTGATTTTCAGTAATATAATGTATATTATTTATATTTTCTATTAAAAATATTTTTTTATATGTCACAGAAGATTGATTAGTAAATGAATTATAGATATTTATAGTAAATCCAGGATGATCAAGTAATTTTATTCTAGAGCTATTAAAAGTAGATTGTATTTGTTTATTTTGAGAAAAATAATCATTTATTTTATCGGTAGCATCTTCAGAAGTTAAATTGAAATTTTCAATTAATAATTCTTTTATAACTTCAGGAGGGATTAATTCTTGATTTTTATTATTAATAAAAGCATCAATATCATTCATTTCAGAATATAGTGAAACTTTTTTATAATTTAATATAGTTTTTTTAGGTTTATTAGATAATACAGAAACTACAGATGATAAACATCCAATATTTTTGATATTAAATTGGTTCATATTATCGAAAATTAATTTATAAGATATATTATGTATTTCAATATTACTACTAGAAAAAGAAGATAAATCATACATATTTTTAATAGGAGTATTAATAAATGATTTAATTTTATTAATGATAATATTTTCTAATATTTGAAAAATATTAGATTGTAATGTATCAATATCGATTGGTTTTACAGTAGATATTTTAATATTAATAAATCCATTATCATAAATTTCACAGTATATTTCTTGAGAAAATTTTTTAGAATAATTTTCTATAAAAAATCCTATTTTTTTTTCTTTTGTAAAATTGCTAATTATATTTTTAATTTTACTTATTTTTTGTTTGTTGTTTACGAATAAAGATGGTATTTTTAATCCAGTATTAGACGTGTGAGAGCAATATAATCTATAAATATTTTCGATAGCTCTTCCAGATTTGTATTGTATTAATGGTATATATTCAAGTGAATGTATTTTTTTAAACAAATATTCAAGTGGAATTTTAATATTATTTATAGGAGAAATAGAAAAATTTAAGTAAGTAATTCCTTTTTTATAATTAAGAGTTTGTTTTTTATGTTTATTAATTATATCAATATTTTTTACATATTTAAAAACATATTTATTATAATCATTTCTATTTTTATCTTT